ACCGAGAGCCACTGCTTTGAAGCAGAGCCAAGGTTGAGTGTTGGCGTTCCTGACAGAGGCAACAGTGATGACTGATTAGCGTCAGCGCCAAGCTGGGCCGCCAGTTCAGGCGGGAGGCCAAGGTTACAAAGTTCGTTTACAGTGGATCCCATTTACCTACGTCTCCTGCGTTGGGCCGCTTCGCTAAGCGCGGCAGCTCCTTCGTGGTTGTTTCCAGCCGCTTCGCTCAGCAGCCTTTCGAACCCTTCCCTTTCCCTTTCTTCGGCTTTTTGGCTTTCACGTTCTTTGGTCTCCCTGATTCGATCTAGCTGGTAGTCCTCATCCGCGCTGCGCTCCGCCTCCTTGCGCTTCAGCTCCTCAAGCTCGCGTTTCATGTCTTCAAGCTTTTGGAGCAAGTGCGCGTTAGCCTCTTTCGTGGACAAGTCCTGCACGGTGATCTTGGCGCGCGCAACAATGTCCTTCGCGTCCACGCCCAGCGAAAGCTGATCTTGTGGGCTCATGTTCGCGATCTGGTGCACGTAGTTAACGCCCAGAAGCTTCATTGTGTAGATCTGCGTCTGCGAGAGCTGGTATTCCCACGCCTCGAGAGGCACGCCGACGTGCTCCACCCGATTCTCTTTGAAAGCCCTGTACTGCAGCGGGAAGCGCCTGCGGTGCCTATCCTCGGCGGGCTGAAAATACACAGTAGTCTTGTCGCCAGGCTTCTGTATGTGCACATACTCCCGGTACTCGATCACCTTATAGCCCGCTTCAATGGTCTTCTGGTGATGGATCTCGGGGTACAGCACAAAGTGTACGCTCAGCTGCGAATCTTCGCCGTATACAGGCTGCTGCACAGGTAAACCCAATCCGCCGACAAGCGGATTGGGTGCCATGCGCAGCGGCGACTCCCAGCCGTCTGGGAGAGGTGCCACTTCGTTCATGCTACTCCTTAAAGGTTAGTGCCCAGAAGCGAACTGGCGCGACAGTAAGTCAAGCCGCCCGTCCCGGACGATGCGTTACTCGTGAGGCCGAAAAGAACGTCTCCACCGGTGCCTGCACTCCCTGCCGTTGCCGTGGTTGTGAGGATCGAGTTGGCCGCGATCGATGTTACCAACAGCGCCTGGTATTCCTGGAACGGCCCGCGCGCAAACCAGCCGAACGAACCCGACGCGATACCCTTGTGAGCGAGGCCAACAACGATCTGCTCCGTGCCAGATATGGTAGTGTCCAGAAGCGTTGCGGTGAGAACGCCCGAGGAAAGTGCCAACTTGCACACTTGCCCCTCAGCTATCGTCGCTCCGGCCTTTGCCCACACGAACTTCCCGAGGTCTGTTTCTACCTGAAGCCCCGCCCCGTAAACATCGACGGTACTTGTAGCCTCAAAGTCGATCCCGATCGGTCCGGCCACCGTCTTTGGATTAACTGCACTCATATTCTTTCCCCTTCTTCGTTTACTCGCGGTTAGTCGGTCACAATCGCATGCTGCTTCGCGCCCGCGAGCGTGAAGTTGAACATGCTCGCGAGGAACTTAATGCTGGCGAGCTGGTTCACGCTCTGCCGCTCTTCCACGGGATCCATCCAACAATCTTTGTGATAGCGAAGCTTGAGATACTTCGGATTCACAAAGTATGTCGTGGTCGAGCCGATGAGAGTTTCACCGCCAAAGTTAATACCGCCGCAGTGCACCAAAGGGACGCCTTCGAACTCGATATTCTTGAATCCGAGCTTCGCCAGGCCCTCGTTCTGGACGCGCTGTATGCCCTGCGACGCAATCTGAATTGACTCCATGTCGGTTGTCCCGACGAGTCCAATGAGCGTGCCATCGTTCGCACGCTCGACATTCAGCAGCGCCCGCTGGTATGCCTGCTTGATGTTCGCCGCGTTCTTGTTCGCGCCAAAAGTCGAGTTGACTGCTAGTGCGTAGTTACGGAAGAACGCGCCGCCCGTGGTTGAGCGGTCGATCGATCCCACCGTGCCGGTGCTTGGGCTGCTTGTAACTAGGAGTCCGAGGCCCCCCGGCTCTTTTCCGCCCGATCCAGTGCCATCGCCGAAAAATGAAGCGTTGATCTTGTTGAGCGCCGTGATCTCGGCGGCCTCGGTGCGCTTCGCAGCGAGCTTAATCACGCCCTCGGGGCCAGAGTTGATGAGCTTTTCCCAGTCGCTAAGGTACACCGCGACGCAGCACATTTTGTGGTTGTACTCGGCGGCTGTCATCACCGGATTCGATCCGGTTGACACTACGGAGCCGTTGTCGATCCAGTTGAAGCTAGAAACGTCGTCGAAGAACATTTCCTCGACGATAGTGCGTCCGCCCGAGTATGACTCGAACATGCCGTGCTGCTTTCCTGCAGCAAACGCCGCGTTGTTGTTTCCGATGTTATCCCGCACAACCTTCTGGCGGTTGCGCTGGATCGTGGTGATGTACTCACTCAGTCCAGGCTCTACAGCCATCTTTTCGATCTCCTCGAACAGCGCCCGAGGAGATCTACTTGTCTACCTCAGCGCCCGTACATTGCCTTGTAAACGCGCTCGGCGGTCGCAAGTACGCTTTCTCCGGGCTCTGCCTGCAGATCCACATGGGAAGAGGAGAGCGAACCGGGAACGCTGCGTGCGGCTCTGCGCGCTGCTTCGTTTCGGGGTTGTCCGTTGTTGAGTCTGGCGGGCTGTGCATGTGAACGGCGCGGGATTACCCGACCGTCGGCGGCGCGATATGCTCGTTTGAGTATCTCGCGCCAGCCTAGCTGCGGGTTGGCCCGGCCAATTGCGGAGGCCAGTGGCTGCAAACGTTGTAAAAGGCCCGGATCTTGTATGTCGGGATAGACGTAACGCCCGTCCTCTGTCGTCTCTTCGGCCATGTCCTCGAGCGTTTCGGCAACCTCTGCGGTCACAGCGGCATGCGCCTGCTGTAACCTGGCCCCCTGCTCTCGCTCGACGATCCGGCGCTCGACGCGCTCTAAGATCTCGTCCTCGTTTATAGGCTGTGGCGGTCCTGAATTATGCGCAACATTTTTTTGATCGGGCGCATTGTGAATGGTGATCTGCAGGCCCGCGAGCTTCGCCATTTCCGAGACGGCGGCGACGGGATTGCGGATGTAGCCATCGTTGAACGTGCAGAGCTTCATGAGGGCTGCGGCGGGCGTAACCCCTTTTTGTCCCCAGCGCGGGAGCCACTGCTGCACCACGCGCGTGCACTCTTCGATCTCGGCAGCCTGGGCCTCTACCTCTTTCGCGCGGCGGGAGATCTGCTGGTGCTGCTGCTGGCGCCAGGCATACGCTTCGTGCGCGATGCGGGCCAGCTCGCGCTTACCTTTCTCAAGCTCTGGCGGTAGCGCGTTGTACCACTCCTTTACGGGCGTAGCCCAATCGGGCGACGGCCCCGGATCGGCCTTCTCAATGTCAATAGTGCGGCGACGGCGGCGACGCTCCCTGCGGCGCTCGTCCTTCGGCTCCTCCTCCTTTGCCTCTTCCTGGGCGTCCTGTTCGTCCTGGTGGGCGTCATCCTCTGGGGCTGGCTCTTCCCCCTCCCCTGCCTCGTCCTCGTCGCCAGCGGGCGCCGGGGGCTCGTCCTGGGCGCTACCGGCCTGCATCTCGTCCCATACCCGCTTCGCGGTCTCCTCGACGGTCTCCGGGCGCTCGCCCTGGGCCTGCTGCTCCTGCTCCTTTTCGTCCATTATGCTCGGTTCCTGATTCGTTCGTTGATGCGCTTGCAGATCTCGCGGTCGTACTCAGTGAGGGGCGCCGTCCCCGATCGCACCTGCTCGTATGCCTTCTTGGCCTCGGCTGCGTAGTCGTCCTGGCTCATGTTGTAGCGCACGGGCTCCGAGGGGCCGACAAATTCGTTGCCGATCTCCACGCAGCCGTGCTCACGAGTGACGCGGCGAAAGGTGCTTTTCGAGTCGTAGAGCCGTCCGTCGCATGGGTGGCGCGTGGCGTCCATCGAGTCTTGGTGCACTGCGGGCGCGCGCATGCGCTCCCGGTAGTCAACAGGCACCTGCACCATCTCTTTGGTTTCGCGGTCGAATACCCACCGTGCCTTCACGTTTCGATATGTCCTACTCACAGCAAAATATCCTCCGGTGTAATGGGCACCACGCCCCCAAAATCGGGCACCACAACGGGCTGAGGTGCTGCCTGGGGCTGGTGCATGTTGATGACTACGGCGGGCGCCTGGGGCGCTTCCTGGCCGCCCTCGCTGGCCTCGGCAGCCGCCCTTTCCTGTGGCAGCATGACGTTCTGCTGCAAGAGCCGCTGTTCCTCCACCATTTTCTCCCGCAGCTCGGCCTGGGTGGTCTGGTAGTCCATGTTTAGTTTTTCAACCGTGGTCTGCTCCGTGAAAAGCTGATCGCGCTGCTTCAGCTGTGCGTCGATCTGCTTCAGTGTAGCCTCCAGCTCGCGCACGCGGGCCTCGGTCTGGTTGAGCGCTGCCCGTGATTGGGCCTCCATGGCCTTGGTCTGCGCTTCCATGGCCTTAACCTGCGCCTCGAACTGCCGGATCTGCAGCTCCTGCCCCTTGTAGTCCGGGGGCGGCGGCGGCGGTTCCTGCGGCTGCAGGGCCTGCATTACCTGCTGGAAGGTCTGCGCCAGCTCATCCTCGGCGTGCTTGCCGTTGCGGAACTTACTGAGCGCCATCTCAAGTACCTTGAACACCAGCGGCGCCGTGGTGGGCTGCGTCGCCAGGCTCTCGATCATCGGCTTTAGGTAATTGGCGGTAGCGTTGAGAAGCTTAGACGCCTGTTCCTCCTCGTCCTGCTCGCGGAGCGCTATGGTCTGGTCGGTCTCAAGCTCAAGGCGTATGTGCCTACTCTTGTCGTCGCGCATCATAACGAGCGCCTGCGGCCAGCGCTGCTGGTCCTCGGGATCCATGTACGCGACGCCGCAGATCTGGGCGATCGTCTCGTCATCCTGCACTTTGAGTCCCAGATCGCAGATCATCTCTAGGAGATCGCGCCCCAGGCCGTCGAACGCATGACGGCGGAGATCAAAGCGGCGGTTTGCTGCCGCCCGCTTGATCTTCTCGGCTGAGGCCGACGTGGCAGGATCCGAGGCCCCGCGTATGATGTCCGAAATGCCGCGTAGCTCATAGATCTGCCCCTTGGTCTGCTCGAAAGCCTGCAGCAGGATCTGGAGTGTCTGCGCCAGCCGCTCATATGGTGGGAACAGGATCAGGGCGTCAAGCCCTCCCTTTTCTACGAGCTTTTGCAGGTCGGGAATCCCGATCGCCATGCCGTCCGATATTCGATTCATGAGCTGCAAAAGCTCGGGGTGCGACGAGTCGAAAAGGGACACGCCTTTAATGCTCGCTGTCACCGCGTTTATGCGGCTCGCGAGGAGGTGTAGGTTCTCGTACAGATCGCCGCACTGCGTGTAATCCGGGACCGGGTAGCAGTTGTCCTGGCGCTCTGTTGCCGTGACGAATTTCGGACACGGGTAAAACCCGGTCAGCTCGTACGGATCGGCGCCGCCCTCGGGATCGGGCAGAAACTGGCCTTTCAGCTGCTCATGCAGCCAGTACACCTTGCGATCCTTCTTGTCCCAAATTTCCCAGAACGAGAACATTTTCGACTCATCGTCGCCCTCGTCCTCCGCGTCAGCGCCCTTGGATACCTTGATTTGGTCCACGATAGCGCCGAACCGCTCGCGGGCCGCTTTGCGGGTAGTCTTTACCTGGAACGCCTTCCACCAGAGATCGCCCTCTGTGCGCGCGCCTGCGGTGTGCAGTAGCTCATCAAAGTGCAGCGCTTTTGAGATCACCTTACCATCGGTGACCTCTTCCAGATCATCCTCGCCGCCCTCGTAGTAGTAACCGCCCGCGTCGTCGGTGAGGATCTCAACGTCCTCCGGGGCGAGGTCGCCGCTGTCGTCAACGTAGATGGTTGTCGGCTGCTCCATCTCGTCCACCGATTCTTCTGGGTAGACGGGATACCGCCGCCGCCGCTTTACGGTCTGGGCCTGATACCAAACGCGCGCGGTGACGCGATTTGTGTGCATGAATTCCAGCGCCGCGTCTTTCATTGTCCGGTCATACTGGCTCTCGGCCTTCATGTATGAGGCATACCGCTCGAGAGCGATACTTGCCGTGCGAGCCACGGGATCTCGATCAAAACGGCGCGATACGACGGGCTTGGGGCTGCCCCCCCAGAGCGCCGCGAGCATTACCGACGTGTCCGACCAGTAGAGCGGGAAGGTGCGGCAGTCAAAGCGCTGACGCTGCCGGTACGCGCCGTCGGTGGTCTCGGCCTGGTACTCCCGCCACGCGGCGCGGCACTCGTTCACCCATGGGCGCGCGTCCTCTTTCGCCTCCCCGATTAGGCCAAGCCAAAAGCGCACCTGATCGGGCTCGCTTTTCCCCTTCTGGGTTTCTGTCTCTTCCGCGTCGCTGTTACCTTGCATCATACTCATACTGCTTTCGCCTCAAATGTCCCTCAATCATCTCGCCGTAGGTGCGCGGGCGCTCCACAATTTTCGTGGTCTTTTCTTCTTTCTTCTCGTGCACCACCGGATAGGCTTTGCAGGCGAGTGATACCGCATCGGGGGCGTGATCCTCGCCGCTCGAGTCGCAATCCTCCAGATCGTGCTTATCCGTCTGCAGGTTTTTGAGCGTGCGCCATGTGTCCGCGCAATTCGCCGTAAAAAAGATCATTGGCTCTCGCATCTCGGATAGCTCGGCTATGGTCCCCACGCCGCTGCCGATGAGCCGCGAGCGCAGCTGCTGCCAGCCCTGCACGCGCGATCCTGGCGATACGTCGCCCATAATGAGCGGCACGCCGAACGCCTCGAAGTCCTGCGCGATGGTCTTGCCGCCGTTCGCCTGAAATGGCTTGCTATCCGTCACAGTGCCTCTGATCAATTCCGTAGCCGGTGTACGCTCCAGGATGCCCCTTGCCAGCTGCTCGTTGCTGAGGCCCAAACCACGGGTTCGATCCATGGGGCTCGCACCATACCACTCGCGATAACAAACAAGAGCGCCACGAGGGATTCCGGGGAGGGTGCCATCCGATACTGCCCACCACAAAACCGCGAATGGTGCTGCAGATCCCCAGTCGAACGTTCGGAACCTGAACCAATGGGCTGGTAGATAGACACTCGGAATAACGTGCCGCCTTTCATCCAGCTCTGGGAAGAACGCTCCCAGGCGTACGTCCCAATTCCCTTCGAGCAGGGCCTCGACAAGCTCTTTCCGCTTGAGTCCCATGAGTGCTGCACGATACTGGCGCTCATTAAGAGACGGATTATCGCGGAGCGCTGCGGGCACGAATTGCGCGAGCCAGCCGCCTTCCTCGTCAGACATGCGCCAAATAGGATGCGGGTTCTCAGGCGTCGCCAGGCGCTTCGAAGCGTCGATGAAATTCGTTTTGAAATAGTCATGCCCTGGCCCTCCTGGGTTACTCGTCGCGAGCACTCGCGGGTATTTCATCCGCAAGTGCTTCGGCACCTGCACCGCATCCGGCATTCTGACGCGCCCGAGCAGGTACCTAATCTGAAACTCTGTGAACTGCGTTGCTTCCTCCAGGATCAGAAAATTGATTTCTGGCCCGTGGTACTTCCGCACGTCCTTTTCATACTGGCAGTGACACAGCGAGATTTTCGATCGGGTTTCGGTAAACTCGACCTCCATCTCTTTTATGCGGCACTTCTTGGCCTTCACCAGCGGATCAAGAAGCTCAGGAAAGGACGTCGCCCCCTCCATGTGGTTCTTGACCAGCTCGCCGCACTCTCGCCTGAACAGGTACGTCTGGAGCTTCGGGATCTCTAGACAGGCCGTTATCGCCGCGATGCGCAGGTAATGGCTTTTCCCGCCCCCTGCCTGCCCGCCGTACAGCTGAAACTGCGCGGGCGACTCGAACGCCTCGAGCTGCTTGTCATGCAAACCAAAGCGCAACTCGAGGTGTTTTTCGGCGCCGCTACTTCTCATTCTCCTTAGTCAATATCCCGACAATGCCGCCCAGTGCCGTACCAAGTGCCACGATGTAGGGCGTGAGCTGCGGATCGAGCACTATTCCAAGCGAGCCCAGCAGGGACACGAGCCCCAGCCAGGTACTCTGCTCTTTCGCTCGCTCAAGCAGCCACGCCTGCGTTTCCGTTACCATCTACCCTCCTAGTTACCGCTCAACTCCGCGTCGGTAATCTCCGCGAGCACCGCAGTGATCGCCTTTATGAGCGCCGCGTTGAGCGCGTCTGCAAGCTCCCGCCGCTTGTCTCCGCCCTGGACTATCTGCCGCACATCCGGGAACAAAAGCGCGCGTATTGCCAGCAGGGCCGCCCTTAGCTGCTCTTCTTTCGTCGGTTCTGTCATTTGTCCTTAACTCCTACCGCGTGGCTGGTGGTATACGTCGATGGATACGGTTGCCAAATAGCGGGTTTCCACCATTCCAACCCACGTTGGCGCATCTCGCGATCATTTCTTTCCAGTTCCTCGCATATCAGCTGGGCCCAGCTCTTCTGTTGCTCGTCCTTCGCAGCAATGCGCGCCTCGAGCGCAGCAATACGCGCCTCGAGCGCCTTGATCATGTCCAGCAACTCGCGTTTTCTCATTCTAGGATCCTCCGTAGTGCGTTGATCGTGTCCTTCGTGGGGCGAACCTTGCGATCCTTGATCACCGTCTTTTCCAATACGTGCAGCTTGCAGTTGAAAAGCGGGGTCCACAGGAACAGCGCCCGCAGGTTCTTGAGCTGCGCGAGCGTGCGCGCGTACTCGGGATCGGCCAGGGCATCGATGCCGTCGAAGGAAAACTGGTGCGCCAGATCCGCCTGCTCAGGCGTATGCGTCTCGTTATCGTGCTTCGAGGAAAATCCGCCCTTCCACGGCGTGTTGACAACCGCGCAGCTAGGCGCCTCGTCCTGTACTATGTCCAGAAAGCGGTCAGCGTTGCGCAGGTTGTGCTCGCAGAAAGGCGAGAGCTGCACGCGGGCGTGGCCGGTAAGCTTGTTGTACCGCCGCGCCAGGCGCCTCAGCGCGGGAATATCCTTCTCGCCGTACTCGTGCCCGGTGCCTGCCCAGAGGAGCTGCATGCGGATGAGCGGAGCCCGCCCCTTGTCGGAAATGGCCTTGGCGAGCGAGAAGGCGTCGCCGCCCTCACGCGCAAAAAGCCCTATGCCCCAGCCGCGAGGGTGGTGCCGCAGGATCAGGTCGGGGTACATCGCCCCAAGCAGATAGTCCATGCAAAAAATCACACCGTCACCTCGCGAAAACAGGCCATAACCTCTCTGGCCTTGGCGTCATCCATTTTCGACACTGCCGCCCAGATCATTTCGAGTGCGGGCGCTTGGTGGTGCGCGTATTTCAGGCTCCCTTTCTCGATCCTGCTGACAACCGTCTGATCTACGCCTAGGGCAGCCGCCAGCTGCTTCTGTGTCACTCCGAGGAGTGCCCGGCCCACCCGTATCGCGCGCCCGCGCTCGTAGGCTGTGGTGGGCATGGGGCGCGCCTTGCCACGCCTCATAGGCCGCTATCCTCCGCTTCGATCTCGACCTTCGTGGGCTCGTCGTGCACCACGCGCAGGGCGTCCATACAAACGTCCCCGAGGGCGCGGATCTGCTCACCAGAGGGCGAGAAGTGCAGCATGCACGCCTTGCTCTCTGGCTCGTACGTGAGGGTACAGCCGTTCAGAAGAGAGGCTAGCCATGCGATCGTTGCCACCGACACCAGCACCATCGCCGATGTGCCAACAGTCTCCACTGCTAGCCATAGCGTTTCTTCGAGGTTTCGAATCGTCCGACTCATCTGATCACCACAAGCGCAACGAGCGCCCCCATAACACTCACCAGCACCAGCCCAGCACCGCTGAACACAATGGCTTTGACCGGAAAAAACTCCGCGCGCGTAACGAATATGCGCCGCATTTCGATCAAGTCGTTCTGCATGGCCTGCGTCCTCTCGTCGATCCGCGCCATCAGCACCGCAAGCTTCTCTCCCTCGTCAAGCCCCATCACCGTCTCAGCCCTTACTCAGTATCCTGTCCATTTTGGCGAGCACTGAGGGCACATAGCGCCGCGTCTGATCGGGGAGCAGGTGCTCGATAGCGTCGAAGGTTTCGGCTTGCTGCTCTTTGAGCAGGCGCGCCACGCGCCCCTGGCCGCAGTTGTAGGCAGCGAGGGCAAGCTCAACGCTCTTGAAAAAGCGCAGCATCCGAATGAGGTGCCGAAAGCCGCCGCGTACGTTCTGGCTTGGATCGTGCGGGTCAACGCCAAGCTCGGCGGCGGTGGCGGGCATGAGCTGCGTGAGGCCGATAGCGCCTGCCGGTGACACTGCGTCCTCGTCGCCGCCGCTCTCCTGCTCAATGAGCGCGAGGCCCAGCGCAAGGCCGATCTCAATGTGCTGGCGGCATGCCAACGATTTTTCCCAACCCCTCACTTCGCCCCCTTGTCTTTGTTCTTCCGGTCTAACGCTCTCGAGGTTTTCATGTCGCGGAACGGCCCGCCCTCGCTCCGCTCCGCATGGAGCACCGCGTTGCGCACCGCATCGGCGTCGGTGTCGGAGAAGAGGCCCGAGGCGCCCCAGTGCGTGATGCTCTGCCCTGCCCCGAGGGGCACGGTGAGGTTGTTGGGCCCGAGGCCCAGCCCCTCGAGCTGCGCGTTGATCGTGTCCTTCCGCGCCGCAGGGACGACGATATTGATCCTCGTGTAGCTCATAGCACAGTGATCCCGTAGAGCGCGCCCCAGTAGCGGTGCAGAGCATCGCGCTCAGCAGCGCTCAGCACCGCGTGCTTGACGAAAACGTTATGTATATAGACGGCGCTCTCGTCCGAGAATCCCGATGACACATAGAAATTGAGGGCATTGGCCTGATTCGCCATGCCCGCCGTCCAATTGCCCTGAGAAACGCCATTTACCCACGCATCCCACGAGCCGCCGGAACATGTGAGGGTGACAATTTTGGCCTCGCCATCGGCCTGCAGCCACGAAAAGCGATAGCCGCTATCGCAGTAGATCTGGCTGATCGTGCTGCTCTGCCGTTGAAACAGCATGAAAGGCGTGCCGCTCAGCGGCGAGTCTGCCCACGACAGAAACGCGTCTCCCGCCACCGTGGCGGCGGGATTGAAAACTGTTGACACGGTGAAGGCCGTTGGCGCCGTGCCGTTGTACGCCACCTCGAGATAATCGTCGGTTCCGTCGCCCGCGATGCCCGGCAGGCCGTTTGTGACGCCCGTTGAGTAGACGGGCCGCAGGCTCGCCGACGCCTGCGCGAGGTTTCGGGCGTTGCCGCTCCGATCGTTCCACTGCTGCACCGTTCCGCCGTTCGTTGCGGGCGTCACCCCAGCATCGGAGTAGACGCCCACGCGGGCGTCTAGTAGCAGCGTAGGAGAGAGCGACAGAGGATCGAAGGGAGCCGCGACGCCCCCGCCCCGACCTAAGATGCAGCGCCTGCCGGACCACCGGGACATCTATCAGACTCCCAGGCCAGGCGTGGCGTACACAGTAGCGGTGCCGCTCGCGGTAATCGCGGCCATGTGCGTGTCGGTTTGCGAGACCGTAAAAACCTCGGTAGCGCCCGCCGCAAGCGGTATCCCGGTCGTAGTCGCAGCCGTTACGGCGCTCGTCCCGAACTCAACAAAAACAAGCCCGGTGCCCGCGTTGTGAACGCGCACTTGGTGGCGGACGGTAGAGCCAAGAGAGACGCTGCCGCTTGACGTGCTAGCGCTTACGCTGACGGTGCCCGCCTTATTGGGCGTGAATGGTACGATCATGGTGCTCCCTGCCGTTTTTGGTACGTCAGGGAATAGCGTGGCGCGCTCTGTGTTTTACGCCATAGTCTAGGACGGCTTTTTTTGCGTCGAGCGCTCGATCACCACCCGCACGGGCAGGGCCTCGACGGATCCCGAGTGCTCAACCTTATCAACGAACATGCCCAAGTGCTTCGCGAGGCTATCGAGCGCCCGCACTTTGTCCGCGAGCTTAACCTTGCGCAGAGTGCCGACACGCTCCCGCTCATCGCCGTACCCCTCGTAAAGATCGGCGCTCTCAACGCCAGCGATAGCGGCAACGGTCTCGTCGTCGATCTCTTGGATCGGCTTCAGGCCGCCGTCCCCTGTGAAAATCTTGCGTGGGTCCAGGAATGCCACGCGCGCATACTCCCTCACCACGCGCTCCACCGTCACCTCGATCTTTTCAGAAATCTTCTTTTGCCGCTCTGAAACTGCGTTCTGAATAATAGCTTTGGATAACAATCGCGACGACTGCTCTTGTGCGGTCTTAGCGCTGTATCCTGCCCGTATGGCCGCCTGCGTGCCGTTTAGATCCACGAGATACTCTTCGACGAACCGCTGCTGTTTAGGTGTGAGTGCTGCCATCCTCGCCCGCCTCCAGATACACGCCCCGGAACGCGATCCCCGCCTCGAGCGGCCCCGCGTGGTAAAACTGGTGTGACACATGGCACGTCTCGGTTGCCCCGTGGCATTTGACAGTCACGTCGTACCCATCATGATCGGAGCGCTTGACCCACGTCACCATGTCAACGTCTCGCTTGCACAGCCAGCACATGGGCACGGGGCGCTTCGGGAGTAGGTTAGCGCTCATTCCTTCCCCTCCAGCCACGCGGGGAGCGGGATGCGGGCCCAGGCTATTACCTTACTCCAGTCAATAGGATTAGGCCCTGGACGCGGTGCGGCGTAGCACCAAGCGTTATCAACGTGAGAGAAGTAGGTGGGCCATACCCCCATAGCCGTGCAGACATGCACGTTATCATCCTCGAGAGTCGGCAACTCCTCCTCCGGCCTCTTCCACTTCAGCGTAGTTGTCTGCGAGAGCGCCCAGCGTGCGCCTGCGAGATGTGCGCCAAATGCGTGTTGCGCAGCATGTTCAGGAATTATCGTCTGAATGTCTTGCGCATGTTCTGCCGCCGCCTGCTGTATCTCCTCGTCCGTCGGTAGTGTCATTTGCACAGTCCCTCATACATAGCCTTGTACTCCTCCAGCTCCCTCACCCGCGATTCCAGACTCTTCACGTAGTCGGAATGCAACGCCCAAATAACGCCATCCTAAAAATCTATGCGTCTCTGCGTCTCTCCATGCTCAGATATGCGGGGTTGATTTTTTACGTGCTCAGAAACCGCCGCGACTATCTCTTCTGCCGTCAGTCGTGTCATTCGTCCTCTCCTCTAGTCGTCATTCCAACACTGACAATTCCCGCCCTGTGGATGCGGCTCAAGACAGTGCCGACAAATTTTACCGGCAACAAAATCCTCCCACCTTTGCGCCCGCTCCCGTAGCTCGTCCCGCTCCTTCTCGGCTGCCTCAATGCGCTCTCTTAGTGTGGCATTTGCCGCCCTGTATCCGGCTTCTTTGGCGTGCCACTCAGCCTGATAATACTCCGCCCTCTCCGCCCGCGCTTCGAGTTCTCTTACCCTCTCTTGTAAGACTGCGAACTCGTCCGCTAACGCTGCGTAATCCTTCCTGTGCTCCTCGCCTTCCGCTTCGAGCGCCTCCCGCTCCTTCTCGGCTGCCGCTAGGTCTCTCAAAACCTTTTCCAGCGTCCCGTCGTGCTTCGCCTCTTCAAAGGCATCTTCCCACTGAGCCTGATAGGTCTTCGCGTCGGCTTTCCAGTCTGACGCGCACTCCTTCCATCTATCTCGATCAGCCTCCGCTGCCTCAAGCTTTGCATCCACGCCAAGCTTCTCTTCGTGCACTGACTCATAGACTCTGCGAGTGTGCAAATACGCCCTCTCCGCTGCCTCCGCCCGCGCTTCGAGCTGGAGGATGTAGTCGGCTGCATGGTGAATTAGGCTTCCCGGCGTGCTGTAGTCTCGGTCCTTCCCGTAACACTCGCGAGCCGTCACCGGCCACCGCCCCGG